TTGAGCCTCCTTAGCCGCTACCGTTGTCTCAGTGCTTCGAAGGATTGCGGTATGATACTGCAACTTGTAATCGGCTTCTGCCTCAGCGCGCTCCACAGCGAACACAGCGAACTGCTCAACTTCTTCTTCCAACTGCTGAGCTAACAAATCCAGTCGTTGTTCGATGTCCGCTTGATAAATAGGTTCAGACATCAGCAACCTCCACGTCAATTCTTAAGCCGTCAACGTCACCAATTTCGGCAGGTAGAAAGGTTAAAGACTTTACATAATCGGGATTGTCATCTGGAAGAATCCCAACATCGACCAGGCCATCAATCGCCGCCTTCGCCGATGGCATGCACGCACCGACGTCTTGTCTCCAACGCTTGTCTTTCGCTAAAGGTGTAGCGGTGATATGGGCTGCTTCGAATTTGGGGAAGCCCTGCGCTTTAGCCATCCAGCCGAACGCTTCGCGTGTGTCCTTGACGATCGCAGCCCTAGCCATCCTATGCAACGTTCGTTCTTTGTTGAGCGTTAAAGCCCGATTACCGTGAAGTTCCAAACGTGGCATGCACCTATCGTACCATAGGTCCCCTTCGTAATCAATCATTAGTAACCTGCCTTCAGATCATCTAATTCGTTTTCAAGATCTTCGATTTCTTTGCGACATGAAGCACGATGTTCTGGGTCGCAGTCTTGAAGATCTTCTTTACATTCTTTGATCGCATTAGTAAGTCGTTCGAACTCGAAGCTGTCAATGTCGTCACTGTCGTACGGTTCTTGCGCGTCGTAGGCTGCTTGCGCTGATTCAAATCCGTCCATCTTACTCACACTCCCAGTCATAGATTCTTGCTGGTGTTCCCATCGATTTTTTTGCTACGAGTCGAACGTTGATCATTTCTTGCATTGTTTGTTTACCGGCTTTCGCCCGTTGTACTTGCCAGTACCATTGGCTGAGGTAATAAATGCCTCCCACTATCCCGCTGGCGAGCAGTGCGTAGATTGATAGAACAAAAATTATTTCGACCATGACTAATCCTTATGAGAAGTAGAGGCAGTAGGTGCGGCCATTGTCGGGACGGTAGTCGGTGACGCTTATACCGTTGTCCCACACGGAAACATTAATGTTTGGCCGGTTGTTCTTGAATGATTGCTCGTCGATCAACTCGAAGATCTTGTTGGCGATGCGCTTGATGTTGCTTGCGGCTCGCTTCTTGTCGTCGATGCTGTCACCGTTTGCGTAGTTGCACGCACCCTCAGCGTAGTAGTAGGTGCCTAGGCAACCGCAGCAGCAGCCACTTTCACCTGAGTAAGCTTTGGCAGTGTTGTTGATCATGGTTTCTTTGAGATTCATGACAGTGTTCTCCTAAGTTTGGTTTGTTTGGTTTGGTTAGCGGGATGTGAAGGTGTCGAACCTCCGACGTCAGGGTTTGGAATCCTGGCTGCCTCCTCGGCACATCCCCGGTATGACTTACAGCGAATATTTCGCATCCAGAACTGGAGACATTGAGTAGCGCCCGAATGGCATGCAGAACTCTGCGCCGTCTTGAACATGGATGCCGACCCGTGTTTGCTTGCCGTCGGAATCTTCGAGAGTAACGAACTTTGCGGTCCGCTTTGTAACCGTGAAGTAGTTGACTGCTTCGGAGTTGGTGGCGAATGTCATTTCGTAGGTTTGGTTTTTGATGAAGTTGGTGGTTGTGGTTGTTGTCATGACTTCATCATACAGCATGGGATACCCATTGCAACATTAAATCAATAAAAAAATAAATTAATCCCCATAAGCCGACTTCAAAAGCCCTAACTCAATCGATTCCTTCGGATGGCTATGAATCCAATCATGACACCTACGGCACAGCGAAATAGTGTTCTCAGGATCAGTTATCGAACCGCCATGAGAGCGCTGCAACGGCTCATGAATATCGACAGACCGATTAGTGCATTGCCCCGTATAGTTCCGACCCCTCGCCCGAACCAAAGCAATCCCTAAAGTATCGACCTCATGCTTAAAAATAATCGGACCAGCTTCACAATACGGACGCGCTTCGAGTTGTTGACGAACCATTTTTGAACGTTCGACAGAAATCTTTTGGCGTTTCGCACTTTGTTGTTTAAGCGGTGTTCTTTTCATTATCAACTTTCATCCAGGCAGTAGGACACATTTGCAAGCGGTGACACTCACAAAAATTATCGGCGAACAGTTTCGGATGGTCGACGGTAAAAACTTCCATCAACGTTTTCGGTTCAGGTTTTTTCATAGATTTAGCACCCCTTGAGCTAATCGGTTCGTCGCGATTTCGCAGTAGCGTTCTTCGATCTCGATGCCGATGGCTTTCCGCCCGAGGTCTTTCGCTACTCGAAGCGTCGTACCCGATCCCATAAACGGATCAAGGATAGTCTCGCCTGAATTAGTCGAAGCTTGTATCAACTTCGAAAACAGCCACTCCGGCTTTGCGGTTGGGTGGTCGTCTCTTGGCCGAGTTGGTCCCGTCCATACCGGGGCTTCACAGTGTGGGTGAAATGTCGCCTTTGAATGTCTAGCAAATACGCATAACTCAATAGCGGACAGCCACAACAGATCACCGTTCATCGGGGATGGGTTTGTCTTATGCCATACTGCTGCTCTTGTACTCATGCCAGCTTCAACGAATTGGCGGCGCAGTTCAGACACCTGCTCAGTGCCGCACCAGATATAGGCGCTACCAGTCGCCGCCTCGCTGATTGACAACGCTAACCACTCAACGTCTACTGGCATATCATCCGCCCCACCTTTGTCGATGGTGCGAAGGCCGCCCGTTTCCCTGTTCACCTGGTTATATGGCGGATCTGTGAGCACCATTTCAACTTGGTCTATTTGTGGCAGAATCTCTCTACAGTCGCCGTGGTAGATCGTCACTGCGTCATCCTCATAATACGGTTTCAAGTTTGTCATGATGCCCCTAACACTTTCTTGCAAGTCCACGGCTGCCAACTGTTCCCGGCCGTTTTATAAATGTGCCAGGCCATAGATACGTTGGTCTCCAATTCCAGGACTCGATCCCACCGGTCACCAAAAACTTTAGGCCCCCACGCTCCAGAATTGATTTGCATCAAACCATAATCTCTAGTTCCATTCGTATTCGGTTTCGACACAATATCTACACGATTAGAGGATTCACAGAACGCGATTGCTTTCGCCTGCTGGCAATCCCAGTCGTAGCTGCACAAGACAGCTTCGATGTCGGACAAGACAGAAACGGTTACCGCTCGGTAACGTTGCTCAATCCATTCAGGTAGCTCTGGCCCGCTGAAATATTGTCGAGTCAAATCAGGTGCCGTCGTTGTTGTTGTCGTAGTCGGGATAGTTGTGGTGATCGGTTCACGAGCCAAAGTGATTGGCTTTACTTCTTCCACCTCGGTCCCTGAGATTGCGAAACAACCAGTAAAAACAGCAACAATGATAATGAAGATAGCGAGTCTCAGCCCCATGATTTTTTATACTTCCCGTCGCGCCATTGTTCAAAAGTGTCTGGTAAACAACTTTGGCAAGGCGTCCAAGTGTCTTGTTTTTCGTTGTGTTCGACCCAGCCAGAATGACATTTCTGGCAGTTAGCTAATGACTGCGCTCTGTTAGCGCGTCGCTGACTGCTTCCTTCAGTCTTAGCCGCAGCCATGAACTCGCTTAACGACGGACATTTGTCGCCTTTTCTCACGAAATGATCCACCGTTCGGCTAACTACTGAATCAGGTAACTCTTGCCAAGCTTTCAAGTATGTTGTTCTCATCTGGCCGCCGTCGAATGATTTCGGGAAAGAACCGATCAGCTTGTCGAATGCTTGTTCTTTGATGCTCACAATCCACCACGCCCAATCTGCTGTCTCATCTCGCGCAGCTTCGCAAGTGAGGCTTTCGCCCTGTCCTCCGCTGGCGCTAGCTCTTCACGGTGCCCGATCTGTTTGATACCTGCTGTTATCGCTGCTGGCATTGCAGGCTCCTCGTCCTGGCGAGTCATTAAGGTCTCTGCCCGTTCTCGCTTCTGCTGCGCTTCATACGCCCTCTGGAACACGTAGCGATCGCTGTCGGGCCTTTCGCTCCGGCAGAGAGTGTCATATCCTCCGCAGGCCCTTATAGCAGCCCTTGTAAGCTCCGAGAACTCTCGCGTGCCCCCATTACGCCCGAAGCGTTGAATACGGCCGCAAACAGCGTCCCAAGCCTCGCCCGCTGTTTCCTGATCAGATGATATTAAAACCGCTTCGCGTATCTCAGCAATCGAAGGCATCCACTTCGCTGTTAAAATAATCTGATTCACCGCTTCCAGCAATGCGTGAGGATCTAAATCATACAAGCCTTCCTGATACAGCTTGATTGTTGCCGTGTCCATTTGCTGCTTGTAATTTATTCCTAGTTTGCCGATCGTCGCTAAAAGCATCTGGTTTTTTTGTATGGTCATATCAGTCCCTGCTCTTCCGCAACTTTCCGTAGGTTGATCATTGTTTGTTCGCTGTTCGTTAGTTGTCTAGTTTCAACTATCTCATCTTCCCAGCGCTCATCAAGTAACCAACCACCAGCTAGCTTGATAAATCGCTTTTCTGATTTACCTGCACAATTCTCTCTAGCCTTAGCAATAACCATTGAAGCCATCGCCGGATCTTTAATCATTTTATTCCATGCCTTCACAGCGGGCTTACGCGCTTCTTTCCTTCCATAAGCATCCCAGAACTCTTCAAACATGTCGGCCACGATCGTTTTGTCGTTGTCGATGATTGCGATTTCCTTGCTGATAACCGCAGGAACAAACTCGATTTCGCTGTTGTGTTCTTTTAGTTCACCTTTAGTTTCTATTGAGTTATATATAGGTCGCGCGGTGTGACCCGGTAAGTCCGGCGGTGTGACCCGGTTAACGGGGTTGTATGACCCGGTACATGAACGCTCTGACCCGGTTTCATCAACTTCATCTACCGGGTTAAATGACCCGGTTTCATCCTGAGGCACGAATTGGTAGCGGCTAGGTTTCCCCATCCCGCCCCCTAGCTGTAATTGAATCAGCCAGCCATCGTCAACGAGTTCTTTCAAACGCCTACGAACGTTCCGTGGGTCCATTCGGCATTTCTCTGCGAGCTTCCCTGAACCGATCCACACTTCGTTATTGTGGACATCGTTCGCTATGTCAGCGACAGCGAGAAGGACCACTAGTTTTGAACCGTGGCACTCTGCATATTTCCACACGTTTCCTGTAGCTTGAGCGCTCATGCAGATTCTCCCGCATAATGTCCCTCGGGTGTGATAGTATTATTCATAGTGTTACCTTTACTTTCGAGTTGAGTTTCATAGTGTTGCTTTTACTTTCGAGTTGGAGTTTCATAGTGTTGCTTTTACTTTCGAGTTGAGTTTCATTACTTCTACTTTCGAGTTGGAGTTTCTTTCTTGGGCGAAAGATTTCATAAGTCCACCGGCTTAAAAAACCGGTGGACTTTTACTTTACATACTTTCAGTGACGAGTTCTGCTTCAACGTCAATTATTTCAGCGTCAACAGCTAGCAGGTTCTGTAAGTCCTCTTCGCTGATTCCGTTTGAGCCACGGTCGGCCCAAAGCTCGATAGCTCGCTCTTTTCCGAACGCTTCAACGAGTAAAGTCTTCGCTTTCGCTGAAGGCACCAACGGCACACCCTCAGGCCCTACGTCGGCTCCTAGCTCTTCACTGACATAGCCAGCGCCTAACACGACGTCAGAGAACAGGTTGCGGCACAGCTTCGAAACAGCCCGCCAAGTAAGCATGCTCTCTTGATATTGTTTCCAGTTTCTTTTTCCAGCTAAACCCGCTGCTTCAGCGTCAGCCAAACTGAAGCTCGCTGAGTGCTCGTCGCCTGTGTCGCATCGTTTCCCGGTTGCTATGACAATACCTTCTCCATTCTCAATGCTTACGCTGTGACCAGCTTGGCGGACTAGCCCGAGCATCGCTTCCGGTTTCATGCTGGCGGAGCCTTCGATCACATGGAAGTTACGCATCGATGCCATAGTGTCCCAGCCAAACGCCCGACCGGCTAAACCAGCAGCCACGATGTCCGCTTCTTGCCTGCGGTAAGCAGCAGGGATAATTTTGCTTTCAGCTAAAACCTGAGCCTGCCTCATAATCAAATCAAAGTATCGTGAGTCGTCCGCTCTAGCGATCTGTCGTTCTTCTTGAACCTGTATCTCATTCATAATGATTGCCCTTCCTTAACGTCTAATGAGTAAGAAATTTCTTTGTGTGAATATTCGTCGTCGTTTATGCCAAGCTTCTTCAAATCGGACCAGCGCGGTTCGAACCTGAACACCTTCTTGAACAGCAAAAGCTTGGCCGTGTCATAGTCCATTAGCTCTCCGGTTCCTGTCGGAGAAAGCCGGTTGTGCTGCTCGCTGGCTGCACGCTCAACCGCACGAATCAATTCGTCTCTCTGAACTTCCGAACGACGGACTGCGACTTTCGGCGTGCAAATCATCTGGCCTGAATCGGTTTCTACAATTACAGGAATTGATTTGCCTTTGTTCGCTTCGAGTAAACGTTGAGCAACGCGACCGCTGTTGTCGCTAGTCGCAGCGCGTAAATGTTTCACCGTGTTTTTCCAACGATTAATTAGCTTCACTGACGATCTATCAGTCATTTCTAGTGAAGCGAGAACCTCAGCGAGTTTCTCGATTCCTTCTGTTGCCGCATCTGCGATCTCGTCAGGTGTTGCGTCTGCGTTCAGCTTTTGGAACGCGTCGGCGATGTCTGCGAGAGGCTTCAGATGCCCTTGCATGTTTGCCATGTTTTTCCTTTGCTAGTTGGATGACTGGTTTATCACCGCGATGAGACAGTCACCTTTTGGGTTGCTGCCAAGTTGATCGTATCAGGTCAACAGCATCTTAGCAAGTACTGCCCCTTTGATCCGAGGAGATCAAAGGCTATTTCTTCGCACTTTACGAAATAAGTTGCAATAGGTCACCTACGCTGATACACTCCGAGAGACAGCAACCGATTCAAGGAGAATCACAATGACAGTTCAAAACGAAACAATCATCTACAACACCGGCTTCAAACAAGTCGCAGTCAGTGAGCTACGCGAACACGATCAAATTATGTTCTGCGATTACAAATACGGCGAAAGCAAGGGAACAAAATTCAACCTTTTCAGGGTCATTGATACACAATTCCAGAACAACGGTACCCGTGGCAGAAATTGCACCCATGTCATAGTTGAGGAGGCCAAATCGTTATCAGGCCTTGACCAACAAGGCAACACCTACGCTAGCTTCCCGAGCAGCGGTTACGAGCCAACCGAAATCGTGTTCGCTGAAGGCGCGTCAGTCACCATCGTGACACATCAAATCTGATGCCTAGCAAGACCGACAAAGACGGTGCACTGCGGTGCGTGAAATGTGACCGCTTAATGCGGACCGGAGCAGACATGTATGGCCTGGAATTATTCCCCGCCAACCTGCCAGAAAAAACTTTCCACATTCACAACAGTAGTTCTCTATGTATAAAAAAATGAAGGAGCAATAAATTGGCATACGACAACACACTGACAGTTATAGGGAATATAACGTCCGATCCCGAACTCAAGTTCTTAGGAAGCGGAGTCGCGTTAGTAAAGTTTTCTATAGCAGATAATCAGAAGAAAGCAGACGGAGAATCGGAAGCTCATTACTTCGATTGCGTGGCGTGGCGAGATCTTGCCGAACACATCGCCGAATCATTCCAGAAAGGGCAACGCGTAATCGTACACGGACGACTACTTCAGAACCGTTGGACTACTGATAGCGGCGAGAACAGAACCAAAGTCGAGATCAGTGTTGAAGACTGCGGCCACGCGCTGAAATGGGCGACAAGTGTGGCTACTAAAGCGGAACGCAACGACAACAGACAAACATCACGGCCATCGCTTCCCGGACGATCAATTCCTCGAAACGAGGAACCATTCTAGGCAAGTGGTAGTATGATGTTCCTATCCAAACAAATCGTCAATGAGTTTGGTGGTTGCTGTCAATAATCTCCTTGGTTCTCATTGACATACGAAAGCCGGTCGCAACGTTTATCGTGCAACCGGCTTTCGTTATTTTTGTTGAGTTATTTCGCAGCTTTCTTTTTTGCTGCTTTCTTTGCTGGTGCTTCAGCTTTAGGTTCAGCCGCTTTCTTAGCCGGAGCTTTCTTCTTCGGTGCAGGTGCCTCACCAGCGAACGCCGCCCACGTAGCAGGGCCGACTAGGCCGTCAGACGTTAAACCGTTAGCGCTCTGGAAATCAGCCACCGCTCTAGCCAAACGGACATCGTACTGTCCAGATTGGTAAAGCCCTAAAGCTAATTGAACTTCACGGATAGCCCGCGTGTCCGAATTGTTGGATGGAGACAGCCAGGCGTCGTTCATTGTTCTGTAACTCTCGTTAGGGAGGCAGAGTCGTCACCGACTTTGCGTGCGGAAATAGCTTTAGCAACACAGACTAGTCCAGCGACCGCACCTATTTTGATTGAATCCAAAACATCTGGGCCGGGCACAGCGAATGCCGCCGCCCACGCCTGCATAGCGGTTGATATTGCACGCTCTGCTACATCTGTTAGAAAGGCTTTATTAAACATTTGTTCTCCTGAATTCTGTTGATTATTTGTTATTAGTAATAGCTGACCACGTATTTCTTCCAACAACTCCGTCGACCTTGAGCCGTCTACGCGATTGCAGTGCGCGAACTGCTCTTTGTGTCCCCCGCCCGAACACCCCGTCAATTTGCTTAGCGCCGACCTGTTCCTGAAGAAATCTTACCGCAGGCCCACGAGAACCTCGCCTAAGGGGCGCTCCAGGATACTCCATTTCTGGCTGCTCAATAACCGGTCGAGGTTGCTTTGCTTTAATTTTGCTTAAAGTTATTTTGCCCGCTTTACCGTCCGGCGTCAACCCGTTCTTTTTTTGGAAGCGCTGAACCGCCCGCATCGTTGATGGCCCAAAATCCCCATCAATCACCAAAATGTAGCCCAGCGTGGTAAGCGATTTTTGCAACTGAACTACTTCTAAGCCCTTATCACCCCGTTCTAACGTGCCGGGTGTCTTAGAAGGCGTTACAGGCGGTCTGATAGCTGCCTGGACTGCTGTCTTCGGTAGCTTCCACTGGTTCGATGCCATCGCCTTCTTCACATAATCGCGAAGAGGGCCACGGTAACTCATATCGATTTTTCTGTCAGTCCATTCACGATGATGAATAATCGCGTTATGATCCCACCCCTGCCATTTACACATCGCAGCGCACAGCTTCACAAGCGCTTTCATCTGAGCCGCTGAATACTCCTCACCAACTCCATCATTCTCGACCTCCACACCCCATAAAACGCCATTTCCGCGTGAGTAGTCAGATGAACGGCCAAGATTCCGTGCATCATATGCGCCCTGCCCGGCATCAAACTCTGCGGTAATGTCTCTGCGCTGTTCTAAATCTTTAACAACTTCAGACGATCCACGACCGGCATGATTGCAACGGTTCTGAGAAATC